GGCGCGATCGCCAGGTGGACATCCGCAGCCTGACCCGCAACGTATCGGGTTCAGTCACGATGATGACCGACCCGGAAAAAGACGTGATCGTCCAAAACACCCCGGACGTGACCAGTTCCAGCTACCAAGAGCAGGACCGGCTGAATCTGGACTTTGACGACATCGCGGGCGCTTTCAGCCAATCATCGGTGCAATCCAATCGCAAGCTGAACGAAACCGTTGGCGGCATGAACTTGCTGACCACCAATTCCAACCAAGTCAGTGCCTACCAACTTCGCACCTTTGTGGAAACGTGGGTGGAGCCCGTGTTGTCGCAATTGATGCTACTGGAAGCCTATTATGAGACAGACACGACCATCATCGCCCTCGCTGGCAAGAAAGCGGGCCTGTTCCAGAAATTCGGCATTGACGCAATCACCGATGAAATGCTGCTGACTGAAATGACGTTGGAGGTGAACGTCGGCATGAGTTCGACCAACCCGCAAGAGCAGATCAACAACTTTATGTCGGCCATGACCAACCTGCGCAATATCCTTGCGGACGGGCTGTTGGAGAAATACGGCTTGGACGTGGGCGAGGTCATCAAGGAATTGTTCGGCAAGCTGGGCTACAAAGACGGTGAACGGTTCTTCAACACGGAAGAAGAAGCCCCGGAGCTCACCGCAGCCAAGGCGACCATCCAAGAACTGCAAACCGCGCTCGCTCAGAAGGTAAGCCCCGAAATGCTGGCCAAGCAAATCGAGAAGATCGACGCGGAAATTGTCAACATGGGAGCGCGCAACAAGGATGTTATGGCATCCAGCGTCGAGAAAACCATGCGGACAATCTTTGCCGGTATGCAGGCGGGCCAGGTCATCGCCGGAATCCCGCAAGTCGCGCCGATCGCCGATGAATTGATGAAGGCGGCAGGCTACCAAGCCCCCAACCCAACAGGGATTGACCCGAACTTCCCGCAGCCCGCGGCGCCAGCGCCAGAACTGACCGTGAATTCAATTCGTGACAAGCGCACCGGGCTGGAATTCATGCCGCCAGGCGGCGACACCACGCCAAACACACCGGCACTGCCCGCCAGCCCCATGACAGGCCAAAACGCCGGAATTGAAACCATGGGAGCCGATTCATGAGCGAAGAAACCCAAGAGCAAACCAACGAGCGGCACATTGAAACCGAATACGCGCGCAACCTGCGCCAGACCATTGGCTTTGGCTTGGACGTGAAAGCATTCACCCAGTCATCCGTGGGCCGGTATCTGCTGGCCAAGGCCAATGCTGACCGGGATACCGCCCTGGAGGCCTTGGCGGGCGTGGACCCGGAAGACCCAAAAGCCATTCGGACACTGCAAAACCGCGTGAAGTGCGCCGAAAACTTCCTGATGTGGCTGGCCGAAGCAGCGACACAGGGCGAGATTGCCGAAGCAGAATTTATTGCCGCAGACTGATTTTTAACCCCAAGGAGAACGATGATGACCTACGCTACCCAATCGGGCGTGTTGAATGCCGAGACAGAAGTTAAAGCTGAACCACAACCCACCGCACGCGAACTGGCAATGGAAGCAATTTCCGCCAACAACAATGCCAGCCGCGAAGCTGAGCACGTTGAGCAGACCGGGAAAAGCCTGTTCAACGCCCAAATTGACGCGCAGCTTGAAGAAACGCCGCTCGACAAAAAGCCGGACCCGGTGGCCGGCATCGACGCATCCTTGGTGACGGTCAAGATCGACGGCGAAGAGCGGCAGGTGACTGTGGCTGAGATGAAACGGCAGTACCAAAAGAACGGAGCGGCCGAAAAACGACTGGAAGAAGCCACCCGGCTTTTGACAGAAGCCAGACAGCGGGCCGAGGTTCCCCCCTTAGAGTTTGACCAGACCCAAAAAAAGTCAAATACTGAAGGCTCTGAGTTGCCATCAGTTGGGGGCGACCAAGCTAAGGAGCTTGTCGCTGCCCTTTTTGAAGGTGATGAGGAAAAGGCGGTAGCGGCGATGAGCAGGATTGTTGGCGGGCGGAGTGATCCTACCCTTGACATCAATCAGTTGACAGCGCAGCTTGCGCCTGCAATCAAGCAGCAATTGATTGTCGAGAGTGCATTGGAAGAGTTTGGAAAGGCATACGCAGATATTGTGGCTGACCCATACCTCGCTTCAATGGCGGACGGATTTTTGGCTGAAGCGCAAAAAGACCCTGAAAAGTCATTTGCCGAATCGCTGGAAACCGCTGGCCAGAAAACGCGGGATTGGCTCAAAAGCAAGGGCGTTGTGACAACCCAACCGAATCCGACCATTGATCGCAATGAAAAGCTGGCGCGTAAGGAGAGTATGGATCGCATACCTGCCTTGCAAACGAGAGCGACGACGACCGAGCCAGTGGAAGAAAGCAGGAGCGATGTAATTTTGCAAATGCAAAGAGCCAGAGGGCTTGCCGTCTGACCTTTTTTAGGCCAATTTATTTGATCAAAGGAGCCTCAAAATGGCACAACAACTGTGGGTTACCAATTCGCTTGGTGGCTACATGTATTCGGAGAACCTCTCCAAAGTGCTTCGCAACGCGGTTCAACCGACTGTGAAGTTTCGTCAGTTCGCTGACATCAAAGACGCTGCCGTCCAGGGCAAGGGCAAGGGTGACACCTTCCACTGGAACGTGTTCAGTGACGTGACGACCCGTGGCACGACTTTGGTGGAAACCAACGTGATGCCCAAAACGAACTTCACGATCACTCAGGGCACGATGACGATCACGGAATTCGGCAACTCGGTGGACTACACCGGCAAGCTGGATGACCTGTCCGAGCAGCCTGTGAAGGAAATCATCAACAAGGTGCTGAAGAATGACGCGAAAAAAGCGTTCGACATTGCCGCCTTCAACCAGTTCAACGCCTGTGCTTTGCGCGTCGTGCCTACTTCGGGCACCTCAACCACCGCTATCAGCTTGACGACCAACGGCACCGCTACCGGCACCAACAACGTTGCCATGGGCTCTGGCCACGTCAAAGCCATCGTGGACATGATGAAAGAGCGCAACATCCCGCCTTACATGGGCGATGACTACGTTGCGGTTTCTCACCCGTCCACGTTCCGCACCTTCAAAAATGACCTCGAAGCCATCCACAAGTACGTAGACGCTGGCTTCCAGATGATCCTGAACGGTGAAATGGGTCGCTACGAATCCACCCGGTTCGTGGAGCAGACCAACATTCCCAAAGGCGGTGCGGCCGACTCAACCACGTTCTCTCCTCAGACCGACACGTCTGACCCATGGAATAACGGCCTGTCAAGCTGGGCGTTCTTCTTTGGCCAGGACACGGTGGCCGAGGGTATGGCGGTGCCTGAAGAGATGCGCGGCAAGATTCCGAGCGACTTCGGGCGTGACCGGGGTATTGCTTGGTACTACATCGGCGGCTTCGGCATCGTCCACCCTGTCAATTCGGGCGATTCTTCCAAGAATTCCCGGATTGTCAAATGGGATAGTGCAGTCTGATGTGTATTCCCGGCCCCTGATATGGGCCGGGTTTCCAACCAATTTTCAAGGAAAAAATCATGGCTTATTCTGACCCCAATTACACGGTTCGCCGTGAACACTGCACCCCGCCCACGACCGCTGGCGCAACCACTGAAGGCGGTAAATTCCGCAGCTTTCAAAAGATGAAACTGATCAAGGCTCACGCCGCGGTCATCACTGCTGGCACCAACGCTGGTCACGGCTACAACGTCTTCAATGGCACCACGTCCATTGGCACGATTGCCTTGGGCACCAGTGGCACCAACGTGACGGCATCTTCCGGCTTGCTGAATTCCGAAGTCGCGGCATTGGGCCAGATTTCAGTGAAGTCGCTGGTCGATGCCACCGGTGTCGCTCAGATCGTGTACGAGTTCGATGTCCAGCACGATGCTGTTCAATCGTGAACGACATTGACCTGAACAAATCCGCCGCGCTGCCCGTTTCGACGGACAGCATGGCGGGTGCGACGGCCTCTTCTTTGGGCGATGCCAGCATGGCAGACCTGAAGAAGGGGTTTTTTAACGCCACGGCCACGGGATCCGAATCAACTTCGCTTTACGAGGCGATGGAGAAAGAGGGCGGCGGCTTTGCAGGACGGCCATGCGGCTATGAAAGGTGAATCATGAATGATGTCAACATCCCAACCGGCAATCTTCAAGGCGACAACCATGCGATGCCCAACAAAGGCACCGGCACGGGCGTCGCGGACACTTACGGCGCTGACATCGGCCCCAGTGCGACAAACCGCATGGGCTCGATTCGCGGCGCGACCAAGAGCGATGCCTGGGACCAGGACACCCCTGAAAACACGGCAAGCTGATGAAACTTGACCGGACGCGCCCCTTTGGGCAGGTGTTTGGCTCACCTGAATTTGCCTACGAACAAGACAACAAGGTTTTTGATCACAACGGCGACGAGGTTCGACAAGCCTCGAAGCCAGGGCCAAAACCCAAGAAACAAGAGACAGGCGAACTTTCGCAGATCGACGCACAACTTCAGGGGTAATCGCATGGTTTGGCGCATTGATGACCCCGCTGGTAACGAATCAGCGAAAATCAAGTTCGAGATTGTTCAATACACCCGCGGCAAGGGCATTGACGTGGGCTGCGGCCCTACCAAGTTATTCCGCCATTTCATCGGGATTGACAGTTGCAAGGACACCGAACTGTTCAACATCGAAATGAAGCCGGATGTGGTGTGTGAAGATGCCGCCGACCTGAATTTCATTGACGACAACAGCCTTGATTTTGTTTTTTCAAGTCACTTGCTGGAGCACTTGGAAGACACCGGCAAAGCTCTGGCCGAATGGTGGAAAAAGCTCAAAGTCGGCGGGCACTTGGTGCTTTATCTTCCGCATTTTGATTTGTACCCTCGCATGGGGGTGTACGGTTCCAACCCAGACCACAAACACGACTTCCGCGAATCCGACATTCGCACGCACATGGAGAGCGTCGGCGGCTGGACGCTGATCCGCGAGGAAGTCCGCGACCAGGCCATGGAATACAGCTTTTTGCAGGTATTCAAGAAGCGCGGCGACTCGCTGTGCATTGTTGACCTCGAAACCCGGCCCGACAAAGCGGCTTGTGTTGTGCGGTACGGTGGGTTTGGTGACAGCCTGCAAAGCGCCAACCTGCTGCCGGAACTCAAGCGGCAGGGCTACCACGTATCATTTATGACGACCCCACGCGGGCAGGAAATCCTCAAGCACGACCCGCACATCGATACCTTCCTCCTGCAAGACGACGATCAGGTGGAGAACAATGAGCTTGTGTTGTATTGGGCGGTCCAAAAGCAAAAGTTTGACAAGTGGATACAGCTTTCGGAATCGGTGGAGGGCACGCTGCTGGCCTTTCCTGGCCGGACAAACCACGGGTGGCCAGTGTCTGTGCGACGCAAGGAGATGAACAAAAACTACTTGGAGTGGACGGCCGACCTCGCTGAACTGCCCTACAGGTCAGAAGCCCGGTTCTACCCCAGCCCAGAAGAAACGCAAAAGGCCAAACAGTACTTGGCCGACTTCAAAAACAAGCTGGCCGGACCCATTCAGATGCTGGCTCCCAGTGTGCCCAAGCGGTTCAATATCCTTTGGTGCCTGGCCGGTTCGTCAATCCACAAGTTTTACCCCGGCCAAGATGACGTGATTGCCAACATCCTGCAAACGATGCCTGAAGCGGTCATTATTTTCAGCGGTGACATGGCCTGCAAGATTCTGGAAGCCGGATGGGAAGAAGAGCCACGCATTCGGTGCGAGTCTGGTGAAATGGGCATCCGAGACACGCTGACACTCGCCCAAAACGTGGATTGTGTGGTGGGCCCGGAAACCGGCGTGCTGAATGCCGTGGCCTTGAGCCCGTGGGCAAGGTGATATTCCTGTCCCATTCGTCCAAAGAAAATCTGACCAAGCATTGGGTGAACACCGACACCCTGGAGCCGACCGTTGGGTGTTACCCGTGCCACCTACTGCATTATGGCAAGGAGTTTTGCCACGAAGACGAAGCGACCGGCGCGGCCATTTGCCAATCCAGCATCAAGCCCAAGATGGTTTTCGATTCCATCGGGATGCATTACGACCTCTGGAAAGCAATGCAAGCCATTGAGGTGACAGCATGAACTTGGGACAACTCAAAGCCACCGCTCGGAGCCGGGCAGACGATCAGCAGACGAACTACCTCTGGTCTGATGAAGAATGGACCGAGTATGCCAATGATGCCCAGAATCAGGCTTGCCGCCGTGCGCGGCTGATCATTGACTCGACCACAACGGCGATCACCCAGCTTTCAATGGCTTCGGGCGATGTAACGGCCAGCTTGGACGAGCGCATTCTTTTCATCAAACGCGCCAAGGTGAGTAGCGTTTCAAATCCATTGGGTCGGGCCAGCTTCAAGGACCTCGATGAGCGGTTGCCCGGCTGGGAAGATGCCACCGGAATACCCCAGGCCTATGTTCCCGACATGGACACCGACAAGTTTCGGCCATACCCAACGCCAGACAGCGCCATCACGGTAAACCTGACGGTGGTTCGCTTGCCATTGGAAGACATGGCAAACGACACGGACGAGCCTGAAATCAACAAGCGGTATCACCTGCACCTGGTTGACTGGATGCTGCACCGGGCCTACTCAAAACAGGACTCGGAAACCGTGGACATGGCCAAAGCAAACAAGTATTTGGCGACCTTTGAAGCCCAGTTCGGCAAAGAGAGCACGGCCAACGAGGAAAACTGGATCAACCGGGAGCACGGGTTCATGGAAAACGAGGGTGTTTACTAGCCCGTAGAGTTTGGCAAAAGCAGGAAAAGAAGGCATCCTATGGGCATGAAAAAAAACTTGGTCATCACGCAAGGCGCCACATTTGAGAACGTGGTTCGTTGGGAGACTGAGCCTTTTTTGTTCAAGGCCATCACCGGCATGGCCAACACGGCCCCGGTAAGCATTACCACTGCGGCGCACGGAATTCCTGACGGCTGGCGTGTGGCCGTAGTTGACGCGGGCGGCATGACTGACCTCAACGCAGCCAACAATCCGCCCAAGTCGGCCGACTTCAGGCAGGCGACCGTGCCAGACACGACACACATCGAGTTCAACGGCATCAGCGCGGTGGAGTTTGGAGAGTACACCTCTGGCGGGTATCTCCAGTGGTACACCCCGCATGACCTGGCCAGCTACACCGCCCGCATGACGATCCGGGACAAGATCGGCGGCACGCTGTTGTTGAGCCTGACGACCGAAAACAGCGGGATTGTGCTGTCAAACACCGACAAAACCATCACGATTTCCATTACGGCAACTGCCACTGCAGCGCTGACTTGGATTGCAGGGGTTTATGACCTCGAACTGGTTTCCCCGGCTGGATTTGTCACATCACTGATGTATGGCTCAATCTCAGTCAGCAAAGAAGTGACAACGACATAACCCGCAACTACTGGAGCAATCAAATGACCCCCGCACAACTGACCGCAATCAAGACCGACATACTGGCAAATCTTGACTTGCTTGCCCTTTACAACAGCGGCGACCGCGCCGGTCTGGCCGATGCGTACAACGCCGAGGCGACACCCACGTTCTACGGCAAAAAAACCGCACTCAGCCGCCACGACATCATCACTGGCACATCAGACGACGGGACAACGTTTACATGGGCAGGGGCCGCGTACATCACCCGCGCGGCAGGCGAGCGCGACGCATTCCGCGAAATGTTCAACTCCACCGGGACGGTGAACCCAACACTTAGCAGCATCACGGCGGCATTCAACGACATTTTCTCGGGTGCTGGTGGCCTGCCAAACCGCACACACATCACGGCCATGTCACGGCGCAAGGTCAACCGGATTGAAAAACTGTTTTCTACCGGTCTCGGAACGCAAGCGAATCCGGCGACCTTGACATTCGAAGGCATCGTAACCCCTGAACTTTTTGTGGACGTATAAGCTATGGCAACCGTATCCACCGCAACCAAAACCGCTGGCACATCACTCCTGACCCATCAGGCGGTGACGCACCCCGATACCGTCAAGGGGTCTGCCACGGATGTATCGACAATGTGGGGAGCAACGATCTTCGTTTTTCACGCAAGCGTTGAAGCTACTGCCAACACGAAC